CAATATGTGAAACGATTTTAAAAGCCGCAAAATTTATCGATTTAAAAAATATTCTAGACTTAACAAAAAATATTTATTTACAATTTGAAAATGATTTTGTTAACGTTGTTTCTACAAATGGATCAGTACTATATAAAAGTCAAAAATTTGACTTTATAAGCGATTCACCGATTGAAAACTTGACTTTGTGCATTCCTTCAGATTATATAGATAGTTTTAAAACTTCTAAAAATGAATTTTTGAAAATCGATTTAATAGATAACGATTTTATTTTAGTGAATGAAAACAAAGTATTTTTGGCACAAATTGACACCGACAAACTAAACATTTTTAGTTTTGATTTAGAGCAAAAAATGAACTTTTGTAAAAGTACACTTGAAAAAAATATTAAAGGGTTGAAGGGGTTTTTAGACTATAGAAAACAGTTAAAATTTCACTTAAACGGTTCAATCGAGGTGCAAGGCCAAAACCAAAGCCAAGCAATAAAAACCAGCGTTAAAATGAATTACATCACGAAAGAGTTCAACGATTTAGATTATGTTTTTAGATTTGATGACATTACAAAGGTTTTAAACTGTTTTAAAACCAAAGAGCTTATTTTTAGTCCTAAAATTCACAATAACAAAAATCTAGCTTTAATAACTGATAATTTAGATAGTATTTTAATAACTTCACAAATTTAAAACCATGAGAACTAAACCACGCAAAAAAAACGAAATGCAAATTACGATCCCTATTATTAACGTGCTATTATTGTTGATCATTGCATCAACAATAGCAATAAATTAAAAAGAAAGTTTAACCAATTACAACCCGCTATAAAAGGCGGGTTTTTTTATGCTCCAAAATAAGCCGTAAATATAACGGCTTTTTTTAGTTTGTTTATATACCAATTCTGAAGCAAAGCAGCAACCCGCAAAAGAAACGTAAACCAGCGGCAAAGCAAAGTATATTAATACAGTCCATTGCAACCTAGTAAGGATGCGCCCCGATGATACAACTGCCTACGATGGTAAACAAGTAAAGCAAAGCACAAACGGCAAAGTTATAATAAACATAATGCAAAGCGAATAACAAGCGAAGCGGTTGCAGATGGTGTTACCCACTACAAAAATACAATACTTCATTAAATGTAATTTATATGTAAATTAAAGGCATATAAAATCGTTTATTTAAGGCGTTATTTTAAGTCTATGTATATCTGTATATTATTTTTTATTTTTAATTGATTTAAGGCGTGTATATGACGTTCACAGAGGCATAAAAAGGTACTGTAAAAAGTTTTAGAAACCAAGCGCAATGGGTTGCGCACCGCTGCGTTTAATGGTTTATACCATTTTTTAAAGATGCAACACTTCTTCTTCTTATTTTGTTATATTTGTTGCAACAAAATAAAAGAAAAAGTATGGCTATAGTAAGTAAAAAAGATTTTGGAGAGGCGTTAAACATTGCGTATGGCACAATCCGAAGTAAGATAAGTAGAAAGCAATTATGTTGCAACAGAAAAGGTTTTATTGATACCGAAAATCCGAAGAACTATATTTACTTAGTTGAAGTGAATGGAGGTGATCAAAGCGTGTTTGATAAATATCACATCAACGGAACAAATGTAGGTAAAAAAATAATCACTTCTACAAAAAAGAATCAAAATGTTTCAAATTTATCACAAACAGTACAAAAAACTGAAAAACAAGAAATAGAAAATCCTAGTAAACATAAGGGTTCTGTTAAGGTTGCTCCTACGGTAGAGCCAAAAGAAAAAAAACAAGTTTTGAAAGAAAAACAACCTGGTCTTACGGCAGAAGAACGTAGGGAAGCAAGAGAAAACAAAATAAAAAACCAGTCTTTTCTCCAATATGAGCTTCGGAAAAAAGAAGCAGAGGTTACTTTAGTTGAGCGTAATGCAGAATTAAAGCAAATGGAATTAGAGAAAAAAGCAGGGAACACCTTGCCTCTGGACTTAATTCGTAAAATAGAAGTCATTAACTTCCAATCATTATTGAATAACTTTTTGTTGGAAACAAAAAACATGGCTACAGTTATGGTTGAGAAGTTTGGTGGAACAAGAACTGACGTTGTTGATATTGAAAATAAATTAAATCAAATATTTAAGCGAACTGTTGAAACTACTAAGCAAAATGTAGATAGAGAAATAGAAAATGCAGTATTGGAATACACTGAAGTTCGTTCTAGAGGAGAAAGGAAGTAAAAAATAAGTAGTGATAAATTTGCAACATTAAAATATTGCGTTATATATTTGTCACATTGTAATGAGTTAAAAATAATATAAAAATGGAAAATTGGCAAGTAGAAATCAAACGATTGGATAAGATGCGTTTGGAGTTGGGATTAAATTGGAATCAGTTAGAAAAGATTACTGATATAGCTAGAGGACAGTTAAAACGTTTTTTTGAGTTTACAAACGTTCCGAGTATGAAGTTTTACTTTGATGTAAAAAATGCTTTGGAAAATGAGTTTGAGGTTAAGTTTAAAGAATTTGAAATTGCCTTAAAAACAGAAAAAAAACAATGCAATTGCAGAATTGAAAACGGACTTTTAAAGCGAGGTAAAATCAAGTGTGCTTTGACTAAGGCAGAACATAATTTCTAATTATGCTCCAAGAAATCTTCTTAAAAAACATTCAAGAAATTCAGGATGCGATATTTAATTTCAATCCAATTAAACTTGAACCTAGCGAATGGGTAGAAAAAACAGTTTATCTTACTTCTGCTGAATCTCGTTATGCGGGATTTTTTAGTTATGACCGTTCTCCTTATTCAAAAGAAATAATTGACAACCTTTCTCCTTCATCAGAAGTTGAAATGATGGCCATAATGAAATGTGTTCAATCTGGATTTACTGCTGGAGTAGTTGTTAACATTATTGCTTATATTATGTCACAAAGTCCATGTCAAGTTATTTTTGTTTCGGGTTCTGATCAACTTGTTCGAGATACAATTAGAGATAGACTTGATCCTGTTATACAAAATTCTGGAAATCTAAAAGATTTAATAAGGCCAAATGCAATTAAGAAAGCAAATCATCGTACTGGAGATACTGACATAAAAAAAGAGTTTGCTGGAGGTGCTTTGACTTGTTTAACATATAAGCCAAGCAAATTACGACAATATTCTGCAAAGGTTGTTTTGGCCGACGAGTTTGATGATGCTCCAAGAACAAATATTTTAGAGGGTTCTATTAGAATGTTGCTGCAAGGGCGCACTGTTTCTTTTGGTAACTCAAAAAAATTAGCTTACATATCATCACCAACGACAAAAGGACTTTCTAATATTGAGGAAGTTTACGAAATGGGAGATAAAAGACAATGGAATTGGACTTGTCCTAGTTGTAAAGAGTGGATTCCTATTTTGTGGCGTGTAGAACGTGAAGATGGTACTTATGGTGGCATTAAATGGGAATTGGATGATAACGATAAGCTAATTGAAAGCTCTGTTCACTATGAATGTCAAAAGTGTTGTAATAAAATTGAGTATAAAGAAAAAGTCATTTTAAACATGACTGGTAAATGGATTCCAACAGTTGTTCCTCTTAGACCACAATATCGTAGTTATAGTTTTAATGCTTTGTGTATTCCAAGTGGATTTGATGATTGGGTAACGTTGGTAAACGAATGGATGTTGGCTTGTCCTAAAAACGAACCTATTGACATAGGACTTTTAAAAACTTTTACCAACACACGATTAGGAGAGCTTTGGGAGGACAGAGGTATTACGCCAAAAGCTACAAGTTTAATGAGCAATGTAGGATTATATGAAATTGGAAAAATTCCTGATAAAACTTGCGAAGAAGAAGGTAATGGAAAAATAGCTTTAATTTCATTGTGTGCGGATTTAGGAGGTATTATGGATATGGTAAATGGTATTGAGGATGTAAGGTTGGATTGGGAAATTTTAGCTCATACATCTAATGGACAAACATACTCAATCAATCATGGTAGTATTGGAACATTTAAAAGAAGTCGTTGGAGGAATAAAAAAGACCGAGAACGAGAATCAGACAGAGAAATGTTTACTTTTAATCATGGTTTGCCTAATTCTGTTTGGCCAATTTTTAAAGACATAATGTATAATTCAATTGAAGGAGAAAGCGGTTTATACTACGATATTGATATTACGCTTGTTGATACTGGTAACTTCACCAAACTAGCGTATAATTTCATTACAAGCATAAATGACAGAAAGATTTTTGGTGTAAAAGGTGATACTGTTGAAAAAGTTAGGGCAAATGATAAAAATTCACCAATTATAAGTCATTCAAGGGAAAACAAAGGACTTTTGTATATTTTGGACGTAAATCTATTAAAAGAAAAAGTTGCAGCTAATATGGCACTTATTCCAGGTACAGATGGAACACAACCGAGTGGATTTATGAATTTTCCACAACCTTCAGATGGTAAATATACTTTAAAAGGGTTCTTTTCTCATTATGAAAGTGAGGTAAGAGTAGTTGAGGTTAAAAATGGAGTTGAAGTAGGTTTTAAATGGAAAAAGAAACGAGAGGATAACCACTTTTTTGACGTTGCGGTTTACGGAATGGCTGCTCCAGAGATTTTTATTGCTGATTTACGGTTACAAGATCCAAAAAACAGGAATATTTCATACTTAGATTTTTGTGCAATGATAAATATGTAGTATATTTGAAACGATAAAGTTTTTTCATGTTTTTTTTAAATTGGTTTGTTGTTAAAACCCGAATTGGTAGTTCGGGTTTTTCCTTTTTTAAAAGTTTTTTACTTTTTATTTGGATAATTGAAATATTGTTTTATATCTTTGGCACATCAAAACGGACTGCAATTCGGTTTGATAATCGATTTGTACCGTTTTGAAACTTCTTCATAGACAATACAGAACCCTCAAAGTTGCAGTCCCTTTGAGGGTT